ATACTTAATTGATAGAGGAAGAGAACCATTAAAACGTGGTATAGGGGATAGATACTTAATTGATAAAGAAAGAGAACCATTAGAACGTGGTATAGGGAATAGATACTTAATTGATAGAGGAAGTGAAAATGAAAATGAAAATGCTAATAATGGACCACTAATTGCAGAAATTGCAAAAGGATTACCAACTGGCCCGCAGCGTCGTGGTCGTCCAGCAAAACCAGCAGAACCAGATCAACTAACTCAATCAGATCTAGAAGAAATTCAACAACTAGAAGCAGAACTAAAAACACCAGAAGCAGCAGAAGCAATAGCAGCACCTACTAATATGACCAACGATGAAATATGGAATAGACTTCAAGAACTATTAAACCAAGTAAGAAATGAAAGAATTGCTAAATGGGATGAATATAAAAAAGCAACTACAAGAGAGGCAAAAGATGCCGCACTTGCCGAGCATGCACAAATAGTCAAAAATCAAAAAAAGATATATGAATTGAAGGAAATATTAAGAAGAAAAAAAAGAGCAGCAGGAATAACTAGCGGAGGTGCTATTCCTTCTATTAAAAGAATAGCTATTGAAGAATCTATTCAAGAAATATTTGAATATATAATTAGAGCATATATTGAATTAAAAGGTGCTTATCGTAAAGTATTAACTGAAACTCAATCTAAAGATTATAAAATATCTAGCCTAGAAAGTGATTTAACTAAAGAAAAAACAAGGTGTGAAAAAGAAATGGAAGAATATGGTAATAAATGGAAAGAAGCATATAATATTAGAGACAATGATGCACAACAATTTAAAACTGCTACAGAACAATATGGTAATAAATGGAAAGAAGCATATAATATTAGAGACAATGATGCACAACAATTTAAAACTGCTACAGAACAATATAAAATTGCTTTAGAAGAAAGAGATAGATTAATAGAAGATGCTAGAAAAATAATAGAAGAAGCAATCATATATTATCCAAAAGCATTTGAGGAATATGGTGCTGCATGGAAGGCTGCATATGATAGAGATATTAAAGGTAACACTGCTCCTCCTCCAATGAGAGATTTTGTTATGGTTAAAAGAAAACCAAGAGAATTTGATGGAACTAACTTAGTAGAAGAAGAAAATTCTGAAAATTCTGAAAATTCTGAAAATGACGATAATCCAAATATAGCTCGTGAAATTGTATCTAATATAGCTAGTTTACCAACACCTGAAAGAATAGAGCTGATTGAAGATATTCGTAATAGTCCTTCAATTGATAATTCTGTAAATATATTAAAAGATTTTTATAAAAAACAACAATTTATTGATCAAGATTGGTCACCTGAAATTTTTGATTCAGTTATAAAAGAACTTATAGAAAGACTTAAAACAGCTAGAGATACAAAAGCAGCAGATAAGATATTTACTGAACCGCAATTCAGAACACGTGTAGGTAAAAGGAAAGATTCAGAGTATTATATCGCCAAACGCGATGAAAGAATGAACCAACAAGAAAAAATAAAACAACTAGAAAAAAATAATAATATTAATAATTCTTATAACAGGTTCAGAGGAATGTTTGACCCTGAATTTGAAGAAGAACCAAAAAAGTCATCAACCCTACCAGCCCCATCAACTCCATCAACCCCATCAGCAAGAGAAGATCCACAAACTGAATGGATAGTTGAAAATGTAAGAGGTGATGGCAATTGTTTTTATAGAGCATTATATAATGCAGCATTACGTTATTATGGAGGGTCAATAGTTTCTGATATATATGAATGTTTTGGAATTTATAATGGTGTAGAAGATGAAGAACAGTTTATAAGAAGTATGCGAAATTCTATTGGAGATAAGATTTTAAATGGTATTTATGATCAAAAGGCAGCCAACACAAATGGTAATAATCAAGGCATGTATGAAATATTACATGAGGGAGCACTAGCTGATGTAAATGAAAGCAATCCTCCTTCGGGAACCACTGGGACATTTGTGGGAATGTTTAGTTCCTTGAGTGAAGGTTTTAGCAGAGAAATTAGAAATAAATATCCAACTGCGGAAGCAATGGCAAACGAAACTAAAGAAAATTTTTATAAATTTTTAAGTGATACAGTAAAAAGAAATGAAGTATATGCTTCACAATATGATATAGATTTGATAAAATGGATTTTAAACAAATGTAATTCGCCAATAGATATAAATATCCAGAATAATGAGAATTTAGCAGGAATACAAAAAGATTTAGATTCACTACCAAAATATAGAATATTTGAAGGAAAAAGAACTATTAACCTTTTAAATATAGGTGAATATCATTACAATTATTTTTATGAAAAACCAATACTTCCACAACCCTGGAAACTCCCTCCACTTCGCGAACAGAGGAAACTATCGAAAGTAAAAAATACTGAAGATAATGATTTAAATATAGGATCAGAAGTTCGTGTAATAGATGAAAATGGTAGTATTATAGATGAAAAAAGAATAATTACAGATTTTAAAAATGAACGTACAATAGGCAGCAAAACTATATTTGATGTTACACTAGATAATAGAACAGTTATACCTAGTAATAGACTTATTAAATATAGAGAGTATGAAACTCGTGGAACTAATTTTGAAGAAACTCAATCAAATATTCCAGAAAATACTGGTATGCCATATTTTTCATTAGAACAAATAAGACAGTATTTGAACGAGTTAGAAATACCACCAAATACAAGATTAACGCAAGATATTATAAAAAAACAGCATAGAACATTATTAAAGAAATATATTTCAGATGAAGATAAAAGAAAATTATTAAATGAAGCATATCAAGCATTAGCAGTATTACCTGATGAAAGATTATCGCAGTTTGGTGGCTCAAAAGATTCTAAACTACTAGAATATTCTAGAAAAGTAGCAGATAATCGTCTACAAGAGTTTTTAAAGAAAGAACCACTTCCTTTATTTACACTAATTGAAGAATTTGAAAATTCATCAAATCTAAAAGTAATTGAAAAAGGAAATGAAAAACATATTTTTGAAACTTTTTTAAATTACATGTTTGATCAATTCTTTAGTTCTGAAGAAGGTAAACAGTTTTATTTTGAAGCATATGAGATTCTAAATAAAAAGAAGTATTTTGAAACTGCTGCTCTATGTTTTGTTATTCTAGAAAATATTAACGCAATTCAAAGTTCCAGAAAAGATATAGATACTGTTCGCATGAGTTCTAGTGAATATAACGCTATGTTTGACGAGTTTGAGCAGAATCTAAAAGAAGCAAATTATGATTTTTTCACAGAGGCATCCAAACTAGTTCCAAATAAAATAAGTATTAAATTTTTTAAAGACCATATCTATTTTCATAATAATACTGATTCTTTTGAGAAGACATTTACTATTAACAATAATCTAGATATAGATAAAGAACACTATGACTTTAATGAAGAATTATATTTTGTAAATAATAGCACTATATATTTATTCTTTATCATATCATCATACTTATATATGAAACCAAATGTAAAACTTTCATTAGAAGATTCAATCAACAAGTTTTCTAGAAAAATGAAACGAACTAAGAATAAAAAAACAAAATCTATTAAAACGTTGTTAAAAGAACGAAAAGAATTTAATAGCGAAGAATTAGATGGAGAAGAAGACTGATGATGCTCCGCATATAAATATTGCTTTAAAAGCAAAATATGCCTTTTATTCAACGTTAATATTTTTCTTAATTGCGAATCCCGAAACATATAAGATGACTCAACAAATACTCGGTAATATATTTACAATAGCCAGCGATTCTGGTTGTCCTACACCATTAGGATTCTTTTTTCACAGTTTTGTATTTTTTATTGTGCTCTGGGGTATTATGCTCTTTCCACGAGATTAAATATAGAATCTATTTTTTTCTTATAAATATTTGGATAATCTAATTCCGGTTGATTCTCCATAGAAGTGTAAATAAAAGATAAACTATATGCTTCCTCTTCTTCAATGCCATAGTGAAGAAAAGTGGCAAAGGCAGAACTAGCTTTTAGTAGTTGTTCATAACTCCACTTAATATCGGCATACATTTCATTATATTCAATAATTTTATTAAAACGAAACACGAACATTCCTAAATATATTCGTTTAAAGACGTTTATACCTTTTATAAATATAAGTTAGTATGGAGTGGATTACTGATAACTGGAAGTTTATTGCGATTGGTGTAGCGGTAGTAATAGTATTAGCATTAATTGCTTATTTCTATACACAAAATTCTGGCTTTTTTGTCAAGCAAGGATTTCAGAATGCTGGCGATGGTAAACATGAATTTATTATGTTTCACGCAACTTGGTGTGGACACTGTAAGAATGCTATGCCAGACTTTGATAAGTTTCGTGAATCAGGGGTTGTAGTTGCTGGACAGCCTGTCAAAATAAGTAAGTATGATAGCGATGAAGCAGAAACTAAGAAAATGATTAAAGATCTTGAAGCAAAGGGTGTTGAAGTAAAGGGCTTCCCTACATTTGTTCTAATAACTGCTGATGGCAAAGTAGTTGAGCACAAGGGTGAACGTTCTATTGAGGCATATACAAAGTTCTTAAACGATACACTTGGAGGAAATATATAAAAAATTGATTTTACTTAACATATGTTTAAGTATATCAAAATGGATGGACAAGATTGGACTCCTGTTGTAGTAAACAAGAAGAGGCATACTGAGATTAAGGCTAAGAATACTAATCCTGAAGCATCACGCTTACGTAAGATTGAGAATGATGAAACTTTTGTGAAACCAAAAATGCTTTCACAAGAGTCACATAGAGCAATTGTAGCATTTCGTATTGAAAATAAACTATCACAGAGTGATTTAGATGTCCGTTGTGGATTTCCTCGTAATACTGTGCAGCTTCTTGAATCTAACAAGATCGCACCTAATACAAAACAACTCCAAATTCTAAATCGTATTCTAAAAACTGGTTTAACACTATCCAACTGAATTTCTTCTTATTGGTTTTCTTAATTTAAAATTACTATAAAAATTTCTTACTGCTTTTTTCCCACATTCTATTAAATATATTCTTTCTTCTTCTGAAGCATTAAAATTCCAAATTGGAAAATCTTCACATGGAATTGAAATAGTATTTGAATTATATAAAGTATTTAAATCATTTTTCTTTTTACTATTGGCACAATTAAA